TCAGAGGCAGTTGATTGTATAGCAATTGCCATCCAGTCTTCTTGAGATAGTTTAACAACTCGACATTTAATTCTAGCAGTTAGATTGTTAATCGATACGGAAGCCGTATTATCAACACCTGCAACCAAGTAAAGAGTATCATTGACAACCATAAATGCTTCAGACATAGCAGCTGGTCCAAAATTATCGGGATATAGATCACTTGAATGAGTTCCGACGTTATTGCTATAGTCAATGTTTAGTGATCCACTTGCAATTAGACTTTGATTATCAGCTCTAACCAAGGCTGTACCAGGGTTAAGGTCTGTTAATTGACAATTTAATGCCCCATCTTGAGCAACCATTGAGACTAATGCATTGCCAAAATCTGTACCACACTGCCAAATAAAGTCCACACTTTCAATTGCAATTGCTTGCCCTGTTGGTACATTCACATATGCACCAAGGTCAATTGTACCTTGCACTCTTGTTCCATCAGCACTTGCGGCTGGTAATATTACTGTTTCTGTCAGGTAAAAACTACCTGTCTTTGCTTTAGCCATAACTCTGCCACTTATTGACGGTTATTAAACTAAACGAACATGTTCGCATCCTATCCACGGATTAAATCTTGATTATACAAGCGCACCATCAGATAGTCCACCCACCACACCATCCCTATGCTGGCTAGCCATAGGATATAGGGCTTCGCCCTTTTTTTATCTAATACATACATACATTTTATATAAGATTATAAACTGACAATGTAATATGAGACATAAAACAATAACTCTATGCCCGACTACTTACGAAATTGCACGCAAAATGGATAACTTTAGTGGGTGGATTAGACAAGAATTAATGAAGAAACAAGCTACACAACACAAAGCAAAACCAGAGATTAAAGAAAAGTACGGCGCATATTGTCATAGATGCGACTTAACAATGTTAAACACTGATCCATCTTTGTTGAAGGGTGGACTTCCATGCAAAGAATGCGGAAAGAGGACTATATTTGTGGGGTTGATTGAATGAATAGAATAGAAAAAGGAATGCTTAAGCAACAAATAATGTTATTACGTTCCGCGGTAGGTAATGCCATTGACCATCATGAGCATAGTGTTCATGAAATAAATTACAATGAGATCTTTGAATGGCTTGATGATATCCTGGGGATGATTGAATGAGTGATAGTGTAAGAATGTATAGAATCATATGTTTAAAGAGAAGTTCATTTGCTAATCAAGCAGATTATGAATATACTTCTGAATGGTTTAAAAATTCTAAGATAGTATACTGGCGTTCACAATGCGCGGGTTATACAGATGATGTAAATGAAGCGGGATTGTACTTTCAACATGAATTAGAGGATTGTGGCGGTAAACATTTGGATTGGCTATTAGATCCAGTATGGCAAACTTTACCATTCTAAACTTGAAATCCACCAGGAGAATAAATAAATTTAGTTCCTAGTGACTCTACACGATCTCTTTCAACTGAACCATATTGGTCTTTACCTGCTACTTTACCTTGGTTAATTGCTAGAGCAGCTTCAAACTGTAAGTCTACTGCTTCTTCTCCTATTTCATACAATATACCCATAGGACTACGCTTAACCCAGATAGGAGCGTCGGGTCTATTCTTCCACCCATAGTAAAGTAATTTACCTATGCGACGTAACTCCGGATAATCAGAATTCATACTTACACCTGGTTAGCAAGTTCGTATGATCTCTTTAATCTCATCATGTATTCAAGCTTAGGTTCTGAAGACAAAGTACCTGGTATTAGTACTCTTGAATTGGGAACAATAACTTCTAAAATTTCATCACGTGCTGAAGAAAAATATAGTATTCTATAACAATATAATTTATCTGCTGCAGTAGGTTCTAAAGATGAATAAGTTTGACGATCTATTAATTTTAAAACATCTGATTGACCAGCTATCGATATCGTGCTGTCCATGGTGTAAATTTTAGCTTCACCATGGATAATAACTTCTCTATCAAAGTTTAAGAATTGAAAACTTGGAGATATACTAGCTCCTGCAGATATAATTAAATCAGTATAATTCAATGGAACAGATGAAACAATAGTTTGTTCAATAACGTAAGGTTGTTTTGTTGGTGAAGCAACGGTTTGAGCAAAAGTAGCCCCGCTTCTTTGTTCAAATGAAGAATAAGGGTAGAATGTTTTTCTTTGCATAGCATAACCTGAAAGATCTATATCTTGTTGTGTAAAGAATACATCTGAAGCTAATTGTTGATAAGCGCCAGCATCGATGACAAAAGTGCTGCTTGCAACATCATAAGAAGCTGTTAACGCATTAAACTCAGTACATAGAGTTCTTTGCATATCTTCTTCACTCATTTTTTAGCCCCCTTCTTTTTCTTAGGTTTAACAGGTAATTTACCTGGCAAAATTCCTAAATCGATTAGTATTTCGTTCAAAGACTTCATTTTTTCCGACTCCTTTTGAAAGCCGCAGACATCTTCTTTAGATCTAATCTTCCTTTTTTGTCTCCACGCTTAAATTTAATGTGGTTGGCTTTGTTTTTGATGTATCGCTGCCAAGCTGATAGTTTACGTTTAGTTTTTGAGGCCGTCTTAGCAACCGCCCTAGTCGTAGACTTAACGCTACGAACAGTGCGCTTAACATCGCCAACAAGCTCTCTAATTTCATCGAGAGTACCTTCTATCTTTACCAGGTTAATCACCTTAATTATCAGAGGCAGTTGATTGTATAGCAATTGCCATCCAGTCTTCTTGAGATAGTTTAACAACTCGACATTTAATTCTAGCAGTTAGATTGTTAATCGATACGGAAGCCGTATTATCAACACCTGCAACCAAGTAAAGAGTATCA